ATCACGGAACATCGCTGCGCGACCATTCCTGCGTCCGGCATTTGAACAAAACAAGCAGGCGCAAATCGATGAGGTCAAGCGTGTCCTGGCAGAGGGAATTCTGAAGGCGCAGAAATTTGCTGCGAGGAAGGCGGCAAAATGATCGAGGGACTCATCTATACCGCGCTGCGTTCGCTAGTCAATGACCGGTGCTACCCAAATGCATTTCCGCAGGAGGCAATCAGCCCGCCTGGGACGACAACCCCGGTGCTAGTTTCTCCGACATGGCCGGTAATCGTTTACCAAATCATCAGTAGCGTTAATGAGCCAACGATTTGTGGAACTGATGGCTTTACAACGGATGACACTCGCGTTCAGATTGATGTAGTTGCCAAGACTTATGGCGCAATGAGGGCGTTGTGCGAGCAAGTAATCGCAGCATTGGAATCAACCGATCCACCTTGCACAAGACAAGGATTTTTTACCTTCAAGGATAATGTAACTAATACCCATCAAGGCACAATTGATTTTGTGTTTTACGCTTCATCAGCAGCAGGCAGTCCCACGTAAACCAACGTAAAGGAACTGAAATGTCACAAGGTCTGCGGTACAAATTCAATGGCTCATCTTTTCAAGTCCAAACCGGCTACACCGGCGCAAGCCCGCTGCCTGTCATCACCAATGTCACTCAAACGGACCCGGTAGTGGTCAGTTCCGGGACGACATTCACCGATGGCAATGTTGTCTTGATTGCCACTGTCGTCGGCATGACCAACCTCAACGACAATCTGTACGTCGTGGACAATGCTATCGCTTCGACGTCATTTGAGCTCGCAGGGGAGGATGGCACGGCAGCGGACGCCTATGTGAGCGGCGGAACTATTGATCTGGCAACATTCTCCACGTTCTGCGAACTCACTGGCGCGAATCAGCAAGACGGCGGCGCGGACGAAATCGATGTCACCACGATTTGTTCGACTGCAAAGGAATTTGAGCAGGGTCTGTCGGACTCGGGCACGCTCCAGCTGGATTACAACGTTGCTCCCAACGGCGCGGTTCAGACCGCACTGCGGGCGGCCAAGGTCAGTGGCGATCAGTTGGCATTCAAGATCACGTTCCCGAATTCTGGCGGCACCGTCATCATGTTGGGCACCGTACAATCGCAGAGCATGAGCGGTTCCGTTAATGATGTCTGGAAGGGCAGCGCCACGATCAAGCTGACCGGCCCGATTTTCGTGCTGTAAGGGGTTGACCATGAACTATAAGGAACTCATGGCAGCACTGCAGGTGCGGGCTGATGAATTTGCGAAGCCCATCGCGGTTGATATTGAAGGGATCGGCCGCATCTTTGTGCGCAAACGGACTGTTGCTGAATTTGAGGCAATGGCTGACATGGAGGACAAGGGGCACGGGAAATTTGCCCCTGCCTTGGCGCGCATCATTTGCGAGGGGTCTGGGGCCAGGTTCCCTGCAGAACAACGTGACCAGATTGCTGCGCTGCTTGCCTTGCAGCCAGAGGCCACATTCCACACGATCATTTCTGCCAGTGACGGCACAGGTAAGCAGGAGGATGCCAAAGACGCGGGAAACTGAGTCAGCGCCAAATTTTTCTTCATGATTTGGCGCTCGAACTTAGAAGGACAGTTGCTGAACTCCGCGACACATTAACTGTTGAGGAACTTGGAGACTGGGTGCGGTATGCCAATTTGAAGATGTTGCCAACGCGCAGGTTGGAACTTTATCTGGCGCAGATCGCGTTTCATGTTCACCGTTCGTTCAAAGAGTCTGATCTCAATTTGATGGATTTCACCTTCGATAAGCAACAGCCAAAGCAGGACACCGCAGAATCGGGCGCAGCGGCAATTGGCGCAATTGCGGGTGGTCGTCGGGTGATTCGGCTTGGGCAGGGGCGCAAACATGGCTAGTTCACTGGGCACGCTCGTTGTAAAGTTGGGCCTCGATGCGGCGGAATTCGTTGCCGGCATCAGCAAGTCCGAAGCAGAGGCAAAGAAACTCTCTGGCCGTCTCGACAAGGCGATTACCGCAGGAGCAGCAAAGGCGGCGCAGGCTATCGCGGCGATTGGTGTGGCCGCCGCCGCCGCTTTTGTTGCGGTTGATCAGGCAGCTAAGAGCGTCGCAAAGTTCCAAGACATCGCAGAGCAGACAGGTGACACTGCAGAGAACATGGCTGCGCTTGCGGCATCCGCGAATGCGACTGGACTTGGGATGGAAGGGGTCACCAAGGCATCAATCAAACTCAGCAAAAATCTAGTTGAGGTAGACAAGGCAGGCGACCTTACACGTGCAGCTTTGCTTGCAATCAACATCAACATCAAGGACTTTCAGGCTCTTGCACCGGCAGCGCAAATCCTCGCTGTTGGTGAGGCAATGGGGAAGTTTGGAGATGGGTCTGGCAAAACGGCAGTGGCAGTGCAGCTACTGGGGAAGGCCGGTGCTGATCTGCTCGTGTTTTTTAAGGAACTGGAAGATGCTGGTGGCCGCGAAGTTATCCTGACACAAGAATTGATTGATAAGGCCAATGCGTATGCGGATAGGCAAGCGCACCTGAAGGCGCAGCTTGGTCTGTATGCTGAGGCGATTTTCGTCAGCGCCATACCAGCGCTTGAGGCGCTGATCACAGCAGTTCGTAATTCAATTTCCGGACTTACTGATTTTGCGACAGAAGCAAATCGTTTGAAGGCTCACAAGGCAATCCGGGAATTTGCTGAGGACACCGTTCGCAAATTTGCGTTTATCGTGGATGCCGGCGATGGTGTCATTCGCGTTTTCACAGGAATCGGAATTGCGGTTGGGGCGGCATTGGCCGCTCGGGAATTTGGATTGCATCTTGAGTTTGAAAAAGCGCGTGAGGTGATTCGCCAAATGCGCGAGGATTTAGATGCACTTGCCATGAAACGATTCTTTGGTCAGCAGCTAGAGGATGTGATTGCGTTGCAGTATGCTGCTGAGAAGGCGGCAAGGGAATTTGTTGGGCCGCCAGCCCCATCAAAACCGCAAGTTGTATATAAAGGCGCAGCAGTTGCGGCAGCGGCAGCGGCAAAGGCGCAGATCACCGATGCTGAAAAGTTAATTGAGCAATTGCAGTCGCAGATTGACAAGACAAAGGAACTGACGAAAGTTCAGGAAGTGCAACTTGCTATTGCCAAAGCAGGGTTCACAGGGTCAACCTCTGCAAGGCGCGCGCAGGCACTCGATCTGGCGGCCCAAATCGACAAGATTGACGCGGCGAAAATTGCAGCGGATCAAGCAGCGAAACTGGCAGCGGAAGAGTCGCAGATCAGGGCAAAGAATTCTGAATTGCTGACGCGAGAGGTTGCGGCAGAGCAAGAACGCGCAGTAGCAATTCGCGCAAGCAACGCGCAGCTAGAGCAACAAATCGCTGGGACTCTCGGAGGGCAGGAGGCACTTGACAAACTTACACTTGCGAAGCTTGATACAATAATCGCGGATGAGAAGCTGCGTGTCGGGACCTTACTGAACATTGAGGGTACAGAGAAGCACGTTGCGGCGATCAATGAGCAGATCGTTGCGTTGGAGCGGCAGAAGGCGTTGATTGATGAATTGAAACTGGCGGAAAAGATGCGGATTGAAATTGCTAAGTTGCAAGACCTCAAAGACACCTTTAGTGATGCATTAGTTAGCCCATTGCTCGATTTCGTCAACCAGACCAAGAGTGCGAAGGATGCATTTAGGTCATTCATCCGCAGCATCGAGGCGATCCTGCAACAGAAGGCGGCGCGCGGTTTGGCCGACTGGATATTTGGAGGCAAGACGCAAGGTGGGTTTGACTTTAGCACCATCGCCAAACTGTTCAGCAGCCTCCTTGGCGGCGGCGGGGGCGTTGCGGGGATCGGCGGATTTTCTGGCGGAGGATTCGGGGAGCATTTCGCAACAGGGACAGCATATGCCCCTGGAGGTCGCGCGTGGGTTGGCGAGAGCGGGCCGGAACTGGTCAACCTCCCGCGTGGGTCCCGCGTGCATTCCGCGTCAGCATCTCGGGCTATGACTGCTCCAAATATGACGTTCAATGTTAATGTGTTGCCGGGTGCAAATACGCATTCTGCGCGACAAGCAGGCACGCTGTTGCGTGATGTTGTTCTGCGCGCTATGAGGGATCGCTGATGAGCTTCCTTGATATTCGTTTCCCTCCAAAGATCAGTCTGGGTGCAACAGGCGGGCCTGAATTTAGAACTGATGTAATTATCACTGCGAGTGGCGCAGAATCGCGCAACCAGAATTGGAGTGCGGCGCGATCCCGTTATGATGTATCTCATGCAGCCCGACGTGAGGCAGTTTGGCGAGAATTGATTGCCTTTTTCCTGATGGCCGCAGGGAAGGCACACTCATTCAGGTTCAAAGATTGGACTGACTATGTGTGCGCAGTCGGGGAGGGGTCATTCATCTCGGAGGCAGGAAGTCCATCAACCGGATTGCAGATGGTCAAGGAATACACATTTGGAGGCAACATCTACTATCGGCCAATCACAAAGCCGATCAATGGGACCATCACATTGGTCGGGGGAGGCACGCTAGATTACTCCACTGGGATTGTGGATGGAGGATCGCCAACTTCATGGTCAGGTGAATTCGATATTCATGCACGATTCGATACTGATGAGATGGTGCATGAAACGATCAATAAGATGGATGACGGGGAACTCCTCGTTGGCTGGCGCTCGATTCCTATTGTTGAGGTCCGCGATTGAAAACGATCAGCCCTGAATTCAAATTGCATCTTGCAGGGGCAAGGACCACATTGGTCACTTGCATTTTGCTAGTCCGCACGGACGGGCAGGTGTATGGATTCAGCACGCACGATAGGCTAATCCGATATAACGGTGTTGATTATGAGGCGGCAGCAGGGTTCAATCCAACTGACATCGCCGTGGCGAATCAGATGGACGTGGACAATTTGACAGTTGAGGGCGTGCTATCAAGTAACAGCCTCAATGAAGATGATCTGCGTGCAGGGCGTTGGGATTTTGCGGAGTTTCGTTTGTTCCAGCTGAACTGGGCAGACCTGACAATGGGTGAGAAAAAGGATCGCAAAGGCACCTTGGGTCAGGTCATCGTTGACCGTTCCCTGTTTGCTGCTGAAATGCTCGGCATGATGCAGGCGTACACGACCAGCATTGGGGAAATTACCTCACCGGGCTGTCGCGCAAATCTTGGTGACAGCAGGTGCCAGGTCAACTTGCAGTATGGAGGTTCCCCTTCAGTTGGATCGCCGCCAACGACCGCGTTCACCGTCAATGGGGTCATAGATACTGCCGCTGCGGATTTTTTCAACATGGCGGATTCCGCGCGAGTAGAGCCAGACGGGTATTTTGACAATGGTGTAATTACATTCCTCGATGGGCAGCTGGAGGGGCTGGCATTTGAGGTCAAGACGTACACGATTGGCGCGTGGTCAGTGTTTGTCCCTTTGCCATATGACGCAACGGGCCGTGCTTACACAATGCACGCGGGCTGTGACAAGCGTCTGGAAACATGTCGTGATCGTTTTAACAACGTAGACAATTTTCGTGGAGAGCCATGGCTGCGCGGGACGGACGCATTGATGCAGATTGGGCGGCACAATTCATGATCACCTCTGAGGCCATCGTGCTAGAGGCGCGTGAGTGGGTTGGTGTTCGCTGGAGGCATCAAGCTTCAAGCAAGCAATTTGGCGCGGATTGCATCGGCTTGATCGCTGGCGTTGGCCTTGCTTTGGGGCTAGAGGAGGCAAAGCGCTGGTTGACGGATGCGCGGCGCACAAGCTATCGTGCACGTCCTGATTCAAAGATGTTGCTTGCCGCAGCAAACGATTATCTGCTCCCAATTCAGACTTCTCAGATCGCCGCTGGGGACATTTTACTGATGAGGTTTGACATCGATCCGCAGCACTTTGCCATTGTGTCGAGTCTTGTCCCATACCGCATCATTCACTCCTACGCGCAAATGCGCAAGGTTGTTGAGCATGGGGTGGATCGTGTGTGGCGGTCGCGCATCGTTGGGGCATATCGCTATCGTGGGGTGGGTGCGTGAGCACTTCGCTAGTCCTTGGCGTTGTTGGCGGCGTTGTCGGCAGTTTCTTTGGGCCTATTGGAGCGCAGTTTGGTTTTCTGGCAGGGTCACTAATCGGCAACTTGATTTCCCCTCCAAAAATCAAGGGGCCGCGCCTTGATGATCTGAAGCTGCAGACGTCAACTTATGGCCGCCCAATACCTCGCGTATGGGGCACGGGGCGCATTGCCGGAAATGTGATTGACCAAACTGATTTGGAGGAGCACAAAGAAAAAAATTCAGGGAAGGGTGGACCGGAATTAATCAATTACACTTATTCAGCCAGCTTCGCCATTCTCCTCTGCGTAGGGCCAATCAAGGGCATTCTGCGCATCTGGGCGTTTGGGCGGTTGATCTGGAGCAGCACGTCGGGTGAGCCACTCCCGTGCACATTGTATCTCGGGACAGAAGATCAATTGCCTGATCCAACGTTTGAAGCAATTCATGGGGCTGGGGAGGTTCCTGCCTATCGCGGGTATGCGTATGTGGTCTTCACAGACTATAACCTCTCTGCATTCAGTAACGTCATTCCGCAGCTTGAGTTCGAGGTTTACACGGCTGAAGGCACTTATCCATCGTGGGTGACGCAGGCTGATTTCCTGCCAGACGAAGGTGATCCATACCTGTCGTGGTTTGACAATGGTGCGGTGTATGACGGCGACACCGGTATCGTCACGATGGGCGCATGGCAGACCAGTTATCCCGGTGGCTATTTCGAACAGCAATACTACGTTGCGACCGGCGCGAAGGTGCCCGGAACGCAATGGGATACCGCGACAGATTTCGTGCCATATGGCATTTACCAAATCGGCAATATGCTTGGCGCGGCAGTATGGGTATCGGGCGGTATGTTGTGGGCTTACCGTGGCAGGTACGAGGCCGTGATCGTTGCGAATCCGCTGGGCGGCATCATCGAAACGGCAATCGGGCAAGGCCTAGGATCGTTCTACCAGTATGGCTACATTTACTCATTCTG